GTGACTCTTCAGTTCTTTGACTGCTTTCTCAAGTGCCTTCAATCTCGCCTCTACTTCAACATCATACTTTGACATTGGTGCTCCACTAGCAGACTTAGCTGCCGATCCTGCTGCTGACATATTGTTTAAAAATAACTGCTGATATTTATGCATTAAAAAGAGACCCGAAGGTCTCTTTTTTGGGTGCTTGGCTCGCCAAGTTATTTTATTTTCTGAGTAATAACTAAATCTCAGGATCCCGACCAGTTCTGTTAGAGTCCATCCGTGACTTAATAAGATCAATCCTTGCTCTTAAATTTACTTCAGAATCTCTTTGAAGATGTCCATAAAACATATTCATATGAGTCTGAACATTACTCCATCCATGATATTTTTTATGAGATCTTACTTTCATATAATAATCATGGAGTAGAAGTTTGGCATCATTTACCGTCATCCACTCATGTATAAGAGTTAGGTTGATGGCATCTCTTTCCATTTAACCGGCAGATACGTTATCTTTTATATAGCAAGGAACACCTTCAGGGTCTAACCATTTAGGATATTCTGAGTCTTCAATAGCAAGAAGCATTTGATCCCCATTATCAAACAAGTAAATATCAGAGTATTTTTTAGTATACTCATTTGCTTTTTGTAAACGAAAATCTGGTTTACCATTTAGTTCAATATAACCCCTTTGAACGAACCGGTAAGGAAACCGTTCGTGGATTATAATAGTCTTAGTAGACTCAACTGACTTAGGATTTAAATCGTTCATGCTTCAACCGTTTCAAGATCTTCTGCAATACAATCAATCAAAATGTCATAATCATCAAGTGGATCGCCAGAAAATACTACACCATTGTTCTCGTAATACTTACGAACCTTTTTGAGAAGTTTCGGATTCTTCACATCCAGGAAGAAATCACCGTTTACTGCACCACGAAGGGTTTGAACGTCTTTCTTAAACTTGCTAGTCAGTGTCATTGTCTTGTTTGTTGACCTTAGTATTATAAGGGATAACTGAAAAATTGTCAAGTAGGACTGCTGGGAGTTGAACCCAGGTCACACCGTTATAAGCAGTGGGCCTTGACCGTTAGGCGACAGTCCCTTGAACTGCCTTCCAATCAGCATCAAAGATTTCTAAACCTTTATCTGTAAGAATGTGATCATACATTTGGTCGAAAACCTTTGGAGGCATAGTGCAGATTTCTGCACCATTGTACCAAGAACGAATTGCTCTTTGCACGTTTCTGATTGAAGCAGACAGAACTTGAGTCGGAACTCTGTGTATTCGATAGAGTTCCGAAATAGATCTTACCACTTCTAAACCTGCAACTGACTGATCGTCAAGTCTACCTACAAAAGGAGAAACATATGTTGCACCTGCCTTCGCTGCTAGAACTGCCTGTGATGCACAGAAGATGAGTGTCACGTTGGTTCTTATTCTTTCTTTTGATAACTCTCTACAAACAAGTAAACCATCCTTAGTCATAGGGAGTTTGATTGTTGCTACACTACCAAACTTATCTACAAGACGAAGACCTTCATCAAGCATAGTCTGTGCATCACCAACAACTTCCATACTGATGTCTTGCACACCCATATCTTTAATCTCTTGGTAGACCGATTCAGGGTCTCTACCAGACTTGCGAATCAACGATGGGTTAGTAGTTACTCCATCAATCAATCCTGTGGCAAATCGCTCTCTAATAATTTCTGTATCTGCAGTATCAAGGAAAATTTTCATATTACTTAAAAAATAATTTTACTCCTACACCTAATCTTCCATTGTCAAAGTTAGTGACATCTGTTAGATACTCAGTGTAAAATTTAACGTCGTCTCCAGCTTCTCCACCAATACTAATTATTGGATTTGAGAGGGAGTTCTTTCTATCAAAACCTGGGTCGTGGGCAGATACTCCAATATAGAGTTTAGAATACTCTGAAACTGGAGCAAAGAATTTTACTCCTAGATGATTAATTCCAGGGTTATCATTACACTGAACCGGTGAAGATATATGCTCAAAGAACAATTTAATATTTTCAGTAGGTTCGTATTCGATACCATACTTTCCTATTGGGTTTTTGAGTTCAATTGCTGAATCAAGATACCCATAATTTACACCAATATATGTTTGAATATCAGGTGGTGTAAATGTTCCTGTTGCTACGGTAGCAACAAATCCTAGCATTGTCGATGCTCCAAGACATAAATCCATAATTACGGTGCTTCGTTATTAAGATCAACATAAAGTTTAATCAGTTCATCATCAGCAGGAACCATGACTGCTCTCTCACCTTTTTCGTTTTCTACTCCTATAGTTTCTCCTTTCTCCACTCTGTCAAGAAGAGCATCCCAGTTCTCTTGCCAATGTTTCACCGAGTAAAATTCCATTGTTAAATTATGTATAAGAGTAGAATTTCTTTCATTGTACATAACGCATCATAGACTCTCTTATCATAAAAGTCAAGAGTTTTTTTCATGTTTAATTGCAATTGAAAATTAGGATTACCTACATGATTCTGTATTGCCCAAGCACAATAAAACAGGTTAAATGCTTTACTAGTTTTATCAACGTCCCATACATTTAAAAAATCACTTAGTAACTGTATGTAACTTTTTTTGCTAGGATGTTGTTGAGAAATTTTATAATATTCTTCAGAAAACCACTTTAAGTGGTCAAAAACTTGTTGAGATTCTAGTTTATAATCAGAATCTATACTATGCATTATATTATGACATACCTTAATAAGTATATTCTCAATTGCAACAGCATTATACTCACTCAAATGATTGACTGTCTGTTTATAATCCCACTCCATGTTACCATTAAAGCAAGATATAAAATGAGCAATATCATGACATGCTATAGTTGGTGGTGCTTCATCATTACTCCTCTTTTGAATTTCTCCATCAGCATATATTAATTCGGTGCTAGTCTTTCCATTATCCCAAGTCCAATTAATTTCATCTACTTGCTTAGTATTTCGCAAGTATGCAGTTGGAGTAGATAGAGAATTTTTAATCTGCTCCAAGATTTCAGGATCAATATTAGAATTAATACTATTATTTTTTATATGATAATTTAAATACTCATCTTTGTTAGCCGTGTAATAATGAAAAATTGTTACTTCATCAGGTTTGCACGTATTAGAATGACCCGATACCATTTCTCTAGGAATCGATTCAATGTCATATCCACATTCTTCAAAATACAATTGAGCACAATACTGTTCATTAAAAAAACCAATATTTTCTAAGACAGTAACAGTTGCTTCTTCTCTCTCATATGCGTCTGCCATTATGGCATCCATATATTTTCTTTTTTTTACAATTGATTCATACAGAGTATTTACATTTACTTTATTTGGTCTAAAGAGGAAATGACCACTGTTAATAACATTCTTAGGATTAAAATGCTTTTCAAAATTTTCGTCACATGCTAAACTGGCATAGAAAATGTTTTCATTATCTTCTTTATCAATAAGAGAAAATATATTATTCAAATCACCATTTATAAGAACATCACAATCAGAAAAAAGTATTTTATCATAACCAAGTTTTGTAATTTGTTCTAGAGCATACCACTTATGCATCCAAGAACTATGCAAATTTCTCTGCAAATATTCTTCTTTAGTAAAAGTTTCTTTATCGTATTTCTGATAGTGATCACAGACATTATATAACTCAGTATAATTTGTTTTTAAGACATTAACAAAATTATGTTCAGGAAATTTAATGTCAACGTTAGAAGTTACGATAACATCATACCCGTTTTCTTTATTATAGTGGTTTCCCAATCCTGTCAATGCATTTTTGAGCATTGTAATATATTGCCCATTAAAGTCTGTAGTTATACAAAGAGAAAAATATAAGCAATTCATTTTTATAAGTTTTTTAAACCAACTTGATAGGATTTAAACCTACGATAACATTATAACTTTACTTATGACTTGTGTCAAATGGTGCCCAGTGTTGCCAGTTATATTTGTGGACTGCCCACATTCCTATGATAGGAACAAAGACAAGACACCATGCCATAAAACCAACCCCATAGGGATTGTTTAATACTGTTCCACAGAACCTAGCAAATTGTAACATTATTCTTGCAACCCCGATAAGATGAATAGAAATAACCCAATGAAGAATAATCAGGTAGGATATGCATGTCCCAGTCCCCAGAAAACAAGACCTGTAATTGAGGTGAGTAAAAGTGTCGCTGAAAAAGTAAGAGGTTTCATTTCTATGAGGATGCTTACATTTCGTATTTAACCACTAATCATGCAATGCTGCATTTATTTTTTTTAGTTTCAACATATTGTTTTCTTTTCAAAACTTTCTATTTTTCCATAGGTCTAAGAAGTAACGATCTACTTGGTACAAATCACCTTGTGGAGGTTGCTCATCACCTTTAGACCAATTGTCACAAAGTTTTCTCATTTCTATACAGATTCCATGGGGTTGAAACATCCTCCCGAAAGAAGACATAGCAAATGCAAACCTCATCCTAATGCGCTGTTCCATTTCCGTCATATTTGTCACTTTCATAGTAGACATTTTCACCTTTTCTGTTCCCGAAATAAATTGTGGCACATAGAAAGGGTAGTGTTCCGAATAGTAAGACATCACCTAAAGTCATTTAACATTACCTGGAGATAAACTTTGAAAAATTTTTGAGCAAACATCAATGGCATAAGGCGATCCATATACCCCAGAGAAGATGTATGAGATACCTAACTTAGAGCAATACTTCTCAAGTTCCTGACATTTTGTTATGTCACTGGTGCTATGGTCAATAATGATATCGCCCTCCTCAAGTAATGGTAGTAACTCATCAAGTGTGTCTTCTGCCTTTTGCTCTGGGAGTGTAATCTGAAAAATGCCAGGAATTTTTCCTGCACTAGTAAATTTCTTATTATCAGTTTTAATTGCCCGGACAAGATACTCTATTGAAGTTACACATCCACTAAGGTGTCCTGCTTCATATTGTCCGCAAGCATTCTCATAGTTGGTGCTACTATAACCCCAGACTTCAATTCCCTTTGCAAGCATACGACGAGCCATACCTTCACCAGTACGACCTAAACCAATCATTCCAACTTTCATTTTTTCTCCTGAATAGCAATTAAAGTTTCATATGGAATCCATGCAGGTTCTTCGTTTTTAAACTGAACTTGAACCTCTGTTATAACTTTGCATAAATCTTTTCTGTAAGATTTTCGGGTGTTTTTCACCACAGATATTGGATTGTTCATTGTTCTATTCCAAGTTCTTTTAAATAATCAATCCACCATTGCGGATTCTTTTGAGTTTTCCATTGCGGCACTTCCATACCTTTTTCAGAATAGTGTTCATGTAACACTCTATCGATAGTCTGTGCGATCTCCATATTCCTCTTCCTCATCGTCAACGTCCGCATATGCATTTGCCACGAAGGGTCCTCGTTTGCGTAGAGGTTCTTTTCCGACATAAGAGTTTTCTGTATTAACTGCAGATACCCACACAGCAAGTTTCATTACTATAAAAATGATAGCCAGTGGTGTGAAGCAACCAATTAAAATTACTGGATTCATTTAATCCCTCCAGGTAACAGCACTTTTACTTTTCCTTTTTGGTATTATGTATGGTTAAAGTAATGTATGAACATCCAACCATGGCAATATTGGAGGAACTACTCCAATGAGTCGAAGAAGACCCTCAGCAAAAAGTGCGAGAACAACCCAACCAACACACATAGAGATAATTGAAGCATTACGATTGTGTTTTCGTATGGCATCATCAATCATCTCCTGTACTTGCTCTTCGGTTATGAACTTATGCTGTGCCATTTACTGGCCATTCATCTTCTTTGTCCATAGTTGTCAGTCGGTCTACCCATGTTACACCGCCTTCCATACCTAGGCAAGGATTTATGCAAGTTTCATCACCGAATTTATTGCAGACTAACCCTGCTAGATCAAGTTCATTACCTTTTTTGCCTGTGCCAGCCCAGTAATGTTCTCCGCCAATCCAAGTGGCACCGCACTTAGGACATTCCTTAGTCTGCATTCTTGATGTACTCCTGAAAGGATTCTTTGAATTTAGCACGATCTATAAGAAGTTTTTTTCTTAGAGTTCGTTCCATAAATTTCATTCTGACTCTCAAAATAGTATACTTGAATTGCAAGTCCAAGTATTTGACAAGGTTTAAAGTCTCATCATAACCCGAGTATATAACCAATGCAACAATTGTTAGCATTAGAAGATAAAAAAGAGTCATATAAGTCTCCATATAATCTTATATAGAAGATATGATATTCCCAATTATCGAACTTCAAAGTCTAATCTACGAACCTTACGTCTACGCCTTTCTTCTTGATACAAGAGTTCTTCTCTAGAAAAATGACTATCAATCCTTCTTTCTACATCATTAGTAATCATAACAACTTTGTCAAAATCCTTAGCACCAACTTTATTTTCCAACAAACTCATCTGATTTGGGCAACCACAGAACTGTAACTTACTGCTACTAGTCAATTCTGTTTTACATTCTTTGCATCGTACAGTAATCATTTTCCTATGGTGAAATCAATTTGAGTTATTTATATGCTCGAAGAGGGGATCGAACCCCCGACAATCTCCGTGTAAAGGAGGTGCTCTACCGCTGAGCTATTCGAGCGATACACTACACTTATCCGTATGCTATATGGGCATCACACCCAGTATACTGACAGTTTGCAATGGAGTAAGACGCAGGTCCACCGCGAATAACCAAAGGGGGATGATTCCATCCATCATTCTGGGTGGCACCTTTGATTGGAACGTCTCAAGTTCCTAACTCCTCCACCTGGACTCGAACCAGGGACAGGGTGATTAACAGTCACCTGCT